TAAAACGATGATGCGACTCGCCTCGGCATGCGCTTCTTCGATGATTTTATCGCGTTCATTGTTCGCTTTCTCTCTTGCCGATTCAACGGACCGGCTGGCCTCCTCTTTGGTATTCACCAGAAGATCGCGGGCCGTGCTGATATCGCGGTCCATCTCTGCGATGGTCTTGCGCTGTGCTGCAATGCGCTGGTCAAGCTCTGCGGAAGCCTGTGCCAATCCGTTGATGGAATCTATGGCCTCGACCGTCTCGGAAAGGTCCTTGACGATCGTTCGCAGGGTCTTGGAAATCGGGATGGTCGCCATGTCAATTCCCCCTGCACAGAATCGTGATGGTCAAGGCAGTGGTCTCATCGCCGTCCGTGACCCTGGGGCGGATGTAGAGCGTCGCCTCCATGATGGTTTCGATCTTGGCGCTGGTGATGGCCAGGTTGTTGCCCTGCGGATCGGTGAGGATGGCCCAGGTGGTACCATCAAGGCTGCCCTCGATGGTGACGCTGCCGCCTGATCCGAAGGTGCCAGAAACCTGCACCGATCGGTCGGCGTGGTTGGGCAGGGCCATGGCTTCGCCGTCGTCGCCATTGGCCACGGCCCATTGACGAACCAGGGTCCGATCGAACTCGCCCTTGGCACTGGGCAGGGAAACGCGGGTCCAGGGGATGGTGGCCATGGGTTATCCTCTCCGAAGGACGAATGATGCTTGGACAACTGCCGATGATGACGCCCCGATGACGCGCAGGCGCAGCGTTTGCTTGGGCTCAAGGACAAGAGCCCAGGCGGACATGTCGGCGAAGAAATTGCCACTGGACCCGATGCCAATGGGGGCGATCAGGTGCGTGGTCTTGTCGGTGCCCCACGGTTCTTGGATGCACAGATGCAGAACTGCCGCCTGCGTGTAGCTGCTGGCCTGCAAGAGCTTGAGGCGATAGTTGTCCGATCCGGCCGGGACCGTCCACCGACCATTCATGCAGATGTTCCACCCGACAAGCATCTTGGCGACCAGACTGGTCACGGTGCCTGGGACGCCGTTGGTGTAGCTGCCGCCGGTTCCGGTCGCCACGGCGTAGATGTCGCCGGCGTTGGCGTTGCCGGTGCCGTGGGCGATCACGTCCATCCCGAAAACGTCGCGCCACTGCTTGGTGGTGGTGACGATGGTGCGGCCGTCCAGGGACACGTCCTCGGACTGGAACAGCCAGTTGGCGTCCAGGCCGGTGATCCTGATTTGGGTGGCTCCGGTGCTGCCAACGTCGTCGGCGGTAGAGCTGCTCGTGATGTCCAGCGCAACTCCTACGCCCAGTTGGATGGCATGGTCCATCGCCTGATCGGCCTGGTACAGGTCTTCCAGGCTGGTGCCGACGGTCGCGTTTCGACCCCAGACATGGATGTCTTGCCCGCTGGTGTACTGGATGAGGTCGTGGCTCATGGTTCCCCGCGGTTTAGGTGTTGGCCAGGCTGGTCAGGGTCAGGTACACGATGCGGACGCGGACGCTACCGACCGTCAAGGCGGTGTCTCCCGCCCCGCCGCCTGTGGCGCAGGAGCAGATATCAATCGCCTCCTCCGCAGAAAGGACGGCCCAGTCGGGGATGGTGTTGATCTTCTGGTTCTGGGTTAAGTCAGAGGTCTTTCCGTACTTGTCTGGGTCGCTGGCGTTCGGACCCAGGCCCACCTTGACAGTGGTCGACCCACCGGTCAGGGCCGCCTGGACGTTGGCCTGCACGGACAGAATCACGGCCCCCGCCGGGATGGGTGTGGTCATGGCCTTGTAGAGGGCGGCATTTTCGACGAAGGAGACCGTCTCGTCGATGACCTTGACATGGGCTCCTGTGGCGGCTGTGGAGCCAAGGCCGAGGGCCACGGCTGGGGTGGCCGCCCCAACGGGCGCATAGACCGCGCCGTCCTTCAGCACGACCCCATCGACAGTGACGCCGGCGGCAGAGGTCTTCTCGTTCACCACATCGGTGTAAACCTCTGAGTCCTTCAGCTTAACCCCGTCAATCGTAACTCCCGCAGCCGCTGTCTGCTCTCCGATGGTGTCGGTGTAGAGCTTCGGGACGGTAATTCCGTCGCGCTGGATGGTCAGGCAAGCCGTACCGTCGCTGTTGCGGACAACGGTGATGGAGTCGGTGCTGGTGTCGCTGAATCCGACCGCGAAGGTCGTGAGACTCCCTGCCCCGGTGACGGCAACTCGGAATCGGTAGTAGGTGTCGGAGTCAGGGGCCAGGGTACCAGAGGCAGAGACCCCGGCACCAGTCCATGACGTGACATTCGTCCAGTTGATGCGGTCGGTGGACTTGTCCAGCAGGATGGTGCAGAGGGCGTCCACGTCACCGGCAGCGGTGTAGCTGGCGGAATCTCCAGGCTTCACCAGCCAAGAAATGGCCCCGATCTGGCCGGGGGCCGTGACAGTCGAGAATGTCTCGGAAAAGTTGCCCATGGCCTACCTCACTTGACGGGAGGGGCGGGCGGCTTGGGCTGCTCGACCGGGATCAGCCAGCGGGACGGCTTCTTGTCCAGGCGGTAGCGGGATGGAAGTTCGATGACCGCGCCCTTTTTGACCGGCGTGGCGCCCTTGCCGTCGAAGAAGTTGACGAATCCATCCATCGTGGCCTTGACCTTCATGGGTCGATCCTTTGCGGAATGGCCCGCCCCGTTTCCAGGGCGGGCTGGTTCATGGGTTCACCGGATCACAGGGCGTCAGCGTAGGCCCGGTTGGTGTCCACATTGTCGGTGATGAAGATGTTGAACTTGCCGGTATCGGCGGCGGCAGAGAAAGTCAGCCGGACGCCGAGATAGCGCTCGTACTCGCCCGGCGGCAGGGCCAGGACGGTCTGGTAGCCGGCGACCAGGGTGGCCTTGGCGATGGCGCTGGTGGCCGCGTGGATGGTCGCCGATGTGGCCAAGTTGGCGGTGCTGTCGCTTTCAAGGCTGAAAGTGACGGTACAGGCACCGGCGGCCCGGGTGACGGCGGTGTCCACCTGGATGACCAGGAACAGCGGCTTGCCGCTGGCGATGTCACGGGTGGTGTTGGTGGAGCCGAGGTCGATGACATCGGTGATGCCGGTGTCCAGCTTCTCGGTGGCATCGGCGAACTCGTGACGCTTGTCAATATACATGGGTTTTTCCTTGTGGTTGTGGTTGTTGTTGGGTCAGGATCAGGAAACCAGCGCTTCGGCGTTGGTGATGGCGTCGCAGCGACGGACGGGGATGCCGTCGAAGGACAGGACTTGCTTGCCGGCGACCTGATCCAGGGACAGGGCGAGGTTCGCCTTGTTCTTGATCTGCCGGCGCAGGTAGCTGCGGATGGTCCGGTTGCAGTAGAAGGCCTTCCGGCCCATGCCGCTGTTGCCGGGGAGGACCTCCAGGGCCTGGACCATGAGGTCCACCAGGTCGGCTCCGCTGGAGGCGTCCTTGACCAGGTCGCTGACCTCGATGTTCGCGATGCGCACCACATAGCGCCAGTCGCGGACGCAGACGCCGACGTCCCACTTGTAGTGGGTGCGAAGGGCCTGGAAGGGGTTGTTGCTGCCGTCCAGAACCGTCTGCTCGCCCAGGTCCTTGATCCGTAGGCCGGCCTGGCTTCCCTTGGGATAGAGCATTGAGCAGGTCAGCGGGTGCCAGCACACCAGATAGATGCTGGTGTTGTCGGTGTCGTTCGAGCCTCCGCTGATGATGTTGCCGGCGTTCTCGGCGCTCAGGCTGTCGAAGCGCGGGGCGATCCCCATGATCTTCTCGGGCGTGGTGGACGAGTCGCCGTAGAACAGGGCATCGGCCAGGGCCTGATTCATCGACTCGATGAAGGGGATTTCCTCCAGCATCCGCCATTCGGACTGGCCGAGGAGGGGAACCAGCGAGGCGTCGATGGTGCTGTACTGTTCCAGCATGCCGCAGGCGTCGCGGATCTGGACAGTGGTTCCCTTGCCCTCGGCGGCGCCGCCGTAGAGCTTGCGCCAGGTCGGGGTGGGGAGGCCGGTACGAACCGGGGTCTTGTGTCCGGTGCCGTCGTTGCATTCCTGCCAGGCGGCATCCTGGAAAACCTCGTTGGTCTCGGCCAGGAGTTCGACGACAGCCTTGACGGCCTTGCCGTCCGGGCCGATGAGGTTGGCCACGTCAAGCAACGTGGGATTGGAAGCGGACAGAGTGGTCATGATTGAGATTCCTTACTGGTTGGTTTTGGTTGCGGTCGAAGGCCACAGAGATGCGGAAGCCTCTTGGGCGGACATGCCCGCAGGACCGGACGCCGATCCTGCATTGCGGTCTTCTGCCATCGCCCGGCCGACCTTGACCAGGAAGCGAACCAGCGGCGGGTATGAGTTGAACCCACTGGTGCGGAGGGCATCCAGGAGGTCCTTGTCCCCGAATCGCTCCAGAGCCCTGCGGCCCTGGTCGATGTTGGCCTTCAGCGCATCTCCGCCGATTTCCTTATCCTGCGCCAAGGACTGATCCCAGGCCAGGACCTGTTCCTCGTGCTTGGCTGCGACGGAGGCCTGGAAGTCGCTCAGGATTTTGGATTGCTGCTCCAGCATGGACTTGGCAACGGCCGGATCGAGGTTGGCCTTTTGAGCCGCCTCGGCGAAGGCCTTGACGTTGTCCGCTGTCAGGAGCGATCCGTCCGGAGCCTTGAGGTCCAGGGGGGTCGCGGGTGTCGGATTCGGCTGCGGTGTGGGCTGACTGCCAGCCGGCGATGGCGTGGCCGCGGGAGCGGGCGCCGTGGTGGCCGGTGCTGGTGTCGCCTGGTTGGCCGGGGCCGCGGGAGCGGGCGCTGGTGCGGGAGTCGGGTCAGGCATGTTGGCAAAACTAAATGCAGCCCAACTGTTCCAACAGGGCAATGGGTTATGCTAGGCGTTTTCCCGCAGCATTTCGATGTACCGGTCTTTCGCGTGGGCCTTGATGTCCGCCAGCAATTCCAGGCCAACGCTGCGCCGGCCGGCTGAGTGCGCCATGGTGCTGCCGTTGGTGGTGAAGATTTCCGCCTCCACCCCGCAGCGTTCCAGGAAGCGGTGCATCCAGCGTCGGCCTGTCTTGGTGGACATGATCCAATGAAGTTCCAGGCGAGACTGCTTGGCTCGGTCTGATTCCGTGTCTGCCTGGCGGCTCCAGGTGTTTTCCCCGGAAAACTCGTTCACGCTGACACCGTGGACATGCCGCGCATCAGGTCGGTGAGGGCGTTCTGGCCGCCGGTGTCGGTCTCGCTCAGGGTCTTCGCCCCCTGGACGAGGTTTGCCGAATTAACCTCGGCTTGCTGCTGGGCCTGGGCCTGTGCCCTGGCCTGGCGGATCTCGTCAACCTGCTCGTCTGACCTGACGATTCGCGGGCTGGTCCCCAGGGCTTCGGCGTATTCGTCCACGGCCTGGTCGGCGTCGAACTTATCCACAACGCTGGGGAAGACTCCGGCTAACCCGCCAACGAACTGGGCTAGGCGGTCGATCTGCCCGAGGGCCACCATCTTTTGCACCTGGTGAAGGACTGACACATACTCCACGGTGATGGGCATCCCCTGGATTTCACGGGGAGGGGGCGGCAGCATGCCCCTGCGGCTGGCGATGTCGAAAACGCGGTCGATTACAGGGGAAAGGGCCTCTTCGTTCAGGCGCTCCAGCGGTTCGCCCAGGGCCAGGATCTTCTCCTCCTGCTTGGCGCGGATCTCTTCGGCCGTCACCTGTCGGCGGTCGGAGTTGATGAGCATCAGGAACAGGTCCACATAGAGCGAGGCGTTGATGTCTGCCTTGATCTGCTCGGCCTTGTTGGCTGCATGCTCGACCTGGAAGGCCCCGGCGTCGTAAATGGACTTGATCTTGTCCATGTTTGCAACGTTTGCGAAGGTCGTCGCCCCAGGGGTTGGGTTGACCCCTCCCTTGTTTTCCAGTTCAACCGGGGCGATCAGCGGCGGGTTGACCTTCTTCTCGATGGCCTGAGCGATGCGCTTTTCATAGACCATCAGGCTGCGGGCGTCAGGTAAGGCTACCATCCCTGGGCTGGTCCCATAGACATCCTCGCCGTTGGTCTCCCAGCGTGGTGCGATGCCCGGGAAGGTGTCATATCCTGACTTACGAAGATATTGGTCGTTGTGGTTGCTCTCCATGAAATACACGGAGCGGACCCGCTTGTGGCGGGAGTCCAGGCGGTTGGGGTTGTGGTCTGGATTGGGGCCGATGACCTGGACAATGCCGTCAATCCACTCCTCGTATTTGCCATCCTTGTGCATGTTCTGGACGTTCTGCGGGCACGCATCGATCCCGAACTTGTTGGCCATCTGGCGCACGGTCATGGAGTACTTCCGGACCAGGGTGTCCACGGCCTGGCGCTCGGAGCATGCCAGCCAGTAGCTGCCGACGATGAGCGGATAGAAGCGGACAACGTCCTGATCGTCCTCGTCAATTATTGAGGCATGTGTTCCGAAGGTGCCCAGGTCGCGGAACATTGCAGGGGCGGATCGGTAAAAGTTGCTCCCAGCCAGGATGTCCCGCAGGATCTTGGTCACGTCGTCCAGCCATTCCTTGACGGCCTGCTGCTTGGCCATGATGCGGTCGGCCAGGGTCAAGCTGAACCATGGGCGGGCCGGGCTGGTGATGGACGCGAACATTCCCGCGGCCAGGATTCTTGCCGCCCTGGTCGTGGTGCTGTTGAGGATCTTGGAGCTGCGCTTGTTGCCCTGGTTGCGCTCGTTGCAAAGGGTCCGCAACGAACGGGGGAGGAAATAGTCGGCAATGTCGCGCCAGTGCGTTTCCCAGGAAGTACGTTCCTGGCTTAGTCTGGTCAGCAGCGACAGGTCTCGCTTGAGTTGATCGGCGTCGTCCATGTCACAGGCCCAGCATGGTCGAGCGTCCGGGAGGCTGTCCGAGTGCCTGCGACGTGCCGGCGTAGCCTTCGGTCAGGAAGGTTCCGGCGCGGCCGGCCATGGCCTTCTTCCGCTTCTGCTGAGGGTCAATCGGGTCAGGGGGGTCAGGCGCTGGAGTCTGCGCAGGCATCTTTGGTGCCTCTGGGACAAGCCCTGCCGCAGTCAATGCCCGGTTGGCCAACGCAGTCGCTGGGCTGACGAGAGCGGAGACCGCGTTTCCTACTGAACTACCCATGTCAAGTCCTTTCTTTTACAAAGTTATTCAAAACCCGGTTTTTCGCGGCCTTGGTGGCTTCTTTGATTGGCTTCCCGGCGGAAACTGGCGCGGCTTCGATGGCCTGCACCGTCACGCCCAGGGCTGCCATTGCCGCCCGCAGGCGGGCCAGAAGGGTGCCGGCGACGCCAATGCCTGGGATTAGTGCTCCGGCGACGCCCAGCAGGGTTGCGAGCCAGGGAAAACCCGGGGATATGGGAGGATGGGCCTTGGCCTGTGCGGCGTCACGGCCCTCCTGGGCGGCCACGTCGGGCGAGGCTGCCAGGTCGGTGGCGCGGACCTTGGGCGGCGGAAGCGATATCTCGGTTCCAAGGACGTATGCGTCCAGCCGGTCCATCGCTGCGCCCATCAGGATACCGACATGGTCAGACTGGGCGCCGGTTCGATGCGCGAGCACGGTGGCGATCAGGTCCTCGCGGCACTGGGAGAGCTCGGCAAGTTGCGCTCTCGACTCCCCGCACCCTGTCAGGGCCAGGGAAAGCGCGAGAGCGAGGAATAGCAGGGATCTCATGGGTTCGCCTTCACCGGCGCGACTACTGCGGCCGGCGGGTTGTTCGTGGTGTTGGTCTGGACGTTCTTGGGCTGGTTCATGTTGGCTAGGACCCAGATCAGGGCGCTGCCGGCCGTGGTCAGAATCCCCAACCCTATCGCTCCGCCGATCCACTTCAGAATCCCGTTGATCCCGGACACCTTCTCGGCAAGGCTGACGATGTCCTTGTGCAGTGATTCGAAGGAAACCTTTCCGCTTGCAAGCGCTTCGTGATGAGATGCGACTTGTGCCACGATTTCCCCCTGCC